TATCAACTTCAATAGTGCTTCTAACAATTTCTTCTATTATAGGAAGTAATTGTTTTCGCACCTTTGCTTTATCAAATCCTCTTGGAAATGAAATATGTGCTTGTTCTTCCTCTCTTCCAAGTCTTTCTTCTATATCCTCTAATAGCCCTCCACCAAGTTTGGCTGAACCAAGTATATCTTTAATGACTCCATTTATGTGTCTTTCAGGATTAAATGCGTTTGCTGCATCATCTTCCATCCAATCTCTATCACTGTCGGGGAATCTTTCTTCTTCCCCACCTACATTTACTTTCTTTATCTCATTTTTCCATGCCATATTATTCACCTTAATTTTCTCAAAATTTTTGTGGCGGAATTTTTTTGGAATACCCACTTTATCCAATCCGATAGATTCTAAGTATAAATGCTTTATCAAAAGAAAGGAAAAAACCTCAAAAAATGTGGCGGAATTTATTCGGGACTTGCGTCCTGCTTTAAATCTTATAAAAGTTATAAACAGGATAAAAACTTGTTCATTTAAATCTGCTGCTTTAAACTATTTAATTTGGCCCGTTTTAATTAAATTCATCAAGTCTAGTTTGAACTCTAAAAGACTTTAAGTAATCATTTAAATTGCTTCTAACTTGTTTAATTTTGCCTACTATATTCTTCAGTACGGCCTCTTCTTGTTCAGTTAATTGACGAGCATCCCTTTTATTCTTTTGAACTTCTTGTAAAGTTTCTTTAATATCTTTGAATATCTCATTTAAATATTGTAAGGCTTGTTGCTCTGCCGACATATTGTATCGTTAAAGCCCAATTAAATATAGATTATAAGCCCATCGGAGGTCAAAAGTACCACATTTAAAGCCAGTTTGTTTAAATGTTAACAAATAAAAATTTTAGAAAACAAAGCCATATGGTTGTGTTATTGAGAAACTATTGTTAATAAGTATCAATTAGAGACATAGGCTCCGTTCTCATATGAAGATGTAATTTTCTATAGAACGCTTTACGCAACTGTTAAAAGTTCAATTACGAGGACTTATGATGGATAACATAAATAAGAGCATGAGTGCTAATTGATACTTATTAACTAAGCCAAAACCATATGGTTCGGCTTTGTCCGATAAACCTCAAACGAGGAAAACCGATATACGGTTTTTTGCAGCCATTTCAACGATGGTCGAACTCAGCATCTCTCCTGACAAATACTCTCCAACCATCATCAAACTTCTTGACCCAAAAGCCAGCGTCTTTGATTTCTTGCTTGCTTGTTTTCCAATTCTCCCAAAACTCTGGTGTTGCATATGCCCACATCGTAGTTCCTTTTCTGGACGTTTTGAATTCAGTGCCAAAAGCGGTCATTTTCTCATAAACCATTCTTGGAGACTCATGGTATTGTATCTCAACAGTATGCCAAAAATTACATGCCACAAATTGGGCTTTTTCCACCTCTGCCTTTGCCATAGCCTTTTCCTTTGTATGGGCTAAATTTTTCACATAGTGGCAATTGTGGTTATACATATATTTTCTAACCACTAGGCTCTCTTGATACAAGGTATAGTATTGTTCTTTCTTTCCTGTCCTACATACATGCAATATTATGCTACTGTATGATTCGCTCTCATTATTTACGGTAATATTATCCTCCATGCTAATCCGTTCCTTTAGGTATTATATCGGGGTGAAAGTTCATAACAAAGCCACACCATATGGTAATGCTTTGCATTACCCTGCCATATAGGACTTACGGGGCTTAAGGAAAAAATCCTTAAACTGTGGCTGCATTAATCCCATCATTTCTCTCCTTACAAATAACACAAGATTTTAATTCAAACTTGTGATTGAATTCTCCACATTGTTTTGTTATGTATTCTGCGTAAACCATTTTATTCTTCTGCATATCCGTCAAACCAACCATCTCCTCTTGTATCATCTCTTCTACAATGGGCTTGTGCTTCTTCAAGCGATAAGCCTCTTTTGATTACTCGATTTGTTCCGCTAAAGCGAAATCTAATTACCTTGTAGGTCATCGGTTTCTGGCCTCCCTAACAAGTTTAATTACATCTGGAGTGCATTCGCTACGGCTTTCAGTTTTAGCATCAAAGTGACAATCAATCACCGGATGCTCATCAACCTCGGTATAGTGCGCTAAAGCACCTTCAAAGATAGATTGTATTCTACCCATATCACGTAAAGGGGTGTTAACGACCATTTGTTCAATGGCTTCCTTTCTTTGTATTTTGTCGGCTACCCAAGTAATTTCAAAAACAATTCCAATTCCATTATAGGTGTTGAAATAATGTACTGTCATATTAACATCATTATGATAAGCATAATTGCGATGATAGTCTGTTTTAATCATGGCATCAGAATCTTTCAAACTTAATCTCTGGCCAACGGGGTCAACCCATTCGGTTCTAGTGACTGTATCAACATAAGATGACTTAGATACCTTATACACTTTTGAAATTTGATTAAATACGTCGTCTCTAATTGACATAAATTTGTCTCCAAAGACTACTTTGTTTCGGCTATTTACTATAGTGTAAATTTTTGTTTCTTTTGTACTTGTTATCTTTCCATAATGAGTAATCTCATCACCAATTCCCCAATCTACTACATTCAAACCTCTATGTTGTAGAGTTTCACATAATTTAGCCATTTCTAAATCGGGTATCTTACTTCTAGCATATTTTATTTTCATCGTTCTTACATACGTTATTGGCATCGTTTCACCACAATAAGGCCAGTAGGTTTTGGTACTTAGGGTGCGAATGCAAAGCATTCTTACCATATGGTAATGCTTTGCTTTACCCCAATGAAGCGCAAAGGCGCAACAAAGGAGTAACAAACTCAATCACGCTTCGTCGGCCACCTCATCGGCCTTTGTGGGGGTAGGGGTGATTTGTGGAACACCATCTTCTAGTGCCAAACCATCCCATCGGTTTTCCTTAATGGATTTCAACATGTAGTTGTGTGCGTTTTTCTTCATTGAATTGACCAGAGCAGACCAATCAGCATATACGCCGCCAGTCCTACCGTGAGGAACAATTACGGAAAGTAGTAAGTCGTGAGATTCAGTAGGGATTCCCGCAAAAACATTCATAACGGCTTGCTCTACACCATCGACAACAATTTGTTGCTCGTCTGATAATGAAGATTCTCTTCCTTTGCGGGCAGATGGAAAACCATCCATGTTACCGCCGATTGAACGAATTGCGGTCCAATAGGTACTTCTCATCTCATCATTAGGTGCAGAGTCTCCTAATCCAAGAGAAAGCATAATCGCTTTAACTTGAGGGTCTTCTTCATCTTGGGCTTCTGCCCAAACTCTAACCTTGTTTGCATTTACATTCCAATTTTCTATTTTCATATTTTTCAACTCCTGTTTTGGGTTGTGTCTTGTTTGTTACTCCTTTGAAGCATAAGAGAGTTGCCTATTTGATATATCTGTAAGGTTAACAAAGCCAACCATATGGTTGATAACTTTGGTATCAACCCCGAAGGGCGAGGAATATCCTCTTTAGTCTGCGATTTTAATCCAATCGCCGTCCCAAGCCTCATTATTCAAAAACACTTGAAAGTTCGTTTGATAGATGTTAACGCCCGTTAAGCCGTTTAATCTTTCTTTTGTTGTGTTTGTCATTGGTACGCCACCATTTGAAATATATGTCCCAGTTGGGTCACTGTATGCTATCAAATTACCGAATAATCTCATATCTACATTTAGAGAATTATATCTTATCACTTCGGTATTGCTTTTTTTGAAGTTCCATGCATTTTCAAATGCTTCGCATGCGTCAGCCGTTATTTTTCTCATACTATTAACTTATAATTAAGTATATGATAAGGTATTCCAAAGCAATACCATATGGTAGGATAACTTTGAGTAAACGGAACGTCTACCCTATAGGTAGTTGGTTTAACCGTATATCATGACATGGAGAGAAGCAGAATGTGTAGATTGTGGAAATTATGTGACTTATGGAATGTATCATTCCGAGCATGAACATGATGCTACTGAAATTACCGTCACTGTAAAATGTGGCTACTGTGTAACTGGAACAACTGAAGAAGAAGAAGAAGAAAAATATGTGGAACCTGCAACTGCTGAGTGGATTGTGAATAATGCCGTTATGGATGATATAGAGGATGAGAAATTGAGAGCATCCCTAGAATTTGCTAGAGATTTGTATAACAAATCTGATGAAAATAAGGATGTATATGCCAAAGCATTCACAATTATGTGGAGAGGGGCAGTAAAAACCTAATTGGTTTTCCCTTCGGGGTTAAATGACAAAGCACAACCATATGGTAGTTCGCTTTGCGAACGACCCTAAAGAGGCGCAACGGGGGTATTGTTGCACATCACTCTTTTTGGGCCTCCGTTTTCTCCTTTAGAGGAGGTGGGGTCATCACTGGGATATTACCATTCATGGTTCCATCCCAACGGTTGTCTTTGACGGCCTTTACTAGATTCTGTTTTGCCTTGTTGGCATAATCAGCAGCCAAGTCAGCAATTGAATCATATCCGCCACCAGTTCGACCATGTGGGTGAATTACTGTGGTAATTAGTTCAGCGTTAGTAATATCCGCAAAAGCAGACTCTACCGCAGAAACAACACCATCTACCGCCATTTGCATTTCTGGAGACAAAGACGATTCTCGACCTTTTCGGGCCAAAGGGAAGTCGTCATAATTACCCCCAATTGAGCGTATAGCGGTCCAGTATGTTGAACGCATTTCGTCGCTGCCACAATCATTTCCTAGAGTAATAGACAGGGAAATCGCTTGCCCTGCTTGTCCTCTATCTTCGGCTTCAAGCCATAATGCTACTCTGTTTACATTTGTTATCCAATTTTCTTCCTTCATATTATCAACTCCTATGAGCCAATGCTTCAATACCCCCGAAGCAATACTGGGGGGAGCATTTGGTATTAGGGTTGTAATTAAACAAGCGCAAAGCGATTACAACCATATGGTCTTACTTTGATTTTATGGCCATAAGGCTGGTTGGGACAGTTATTTGCCCCAACCATTCCTTAAGATGTATTCTCTAATTCTGTCGAGGTTTGGTATTAGGTTTTCTCCAGTAACGGTGAGTGTTGCTCCATTCTTCCTGTAGTTGGATGCGGAGAGACTCCATTCCAAGCCCAACTTGTTCGTGAACTTGAGAATCTGCTGCATATGGTTCATCATATCTAGGCATGTGTTTATTGTCAATTTTGCATATTCATCCTTGAATAAGTCACTTGTTAGTCTTGCTTTCATACCTATTGGGGAAATATAGTATAGTTAAGGTTCGCTCAAGAGAGGAACAAAGAGTCCGAACCATATGGTAATACATTCACTAAACAAAGGGTTTTGGTTATTATATACTTAAACAAACCTTATTTTTTAGTAAAATATTCTTTTCTCTCTCTGTAACATCTAAAGCAGAATGTATTTCAATTGACCGTTATGTGTATCTCAATTAAAATATTGTATTTTATATCCCTATAATAATATAATATAGAATTTCCAATTCATCTCATGAAAAAACAGGAATGAGATGAGACGTATTTCCAGAGAAAAAGGGCGTTTTTGATACCGTAGGTATAGTTTATTATTTATCTATCTCATATATCTCATATCTCATTCATTCATTCATTCATACTACTACTACCCCTGTATTATGCTAGGAGAGAGGATTCTCTGAGAGAGAGTATTATCTGAGATGGATGAGATGAGATGAGACGTATTTTTTTCAGAATTACAGGCTCGCAGTAGGGCGGTTTTTTTATGAAAAGTATTCGTCTCACGTTGAGACAGATGGCGAGATGAATGGGCAAATTTAGGTAAATTAAATAGATTTATGGTGTTTTTTGCTATTAATTGCATTATAGGGGTGTTTATATAGAGCAGGAATTATAATAGATTAACAGGTAATTAATATGGATGATAACGAATGGAATAGTCTAGTAATAGAAGTTAATGAATATCTAGAAGCAGATAACTCTCTGGAAGAAGGGTTGAAGCAAGTAATTGTGCTTAACTTACAAATTGGTGAAAATAATCCTAGTGAAAGAGTAGCGGCTAAGAATGCATTGAAGGCATTATTGAGAGGCCGTGATGGAACTCCTTTTAGAAAAGGAAAGAAATCTTCAGTCCCAACTTCAGTAAGAATGAATATTGACAAAGCATGTGGACTTGTAGAAGAATCGGCCATAGCCTATTTTAACAGTCATGAATTGATTAGCAAGATTACTGTCGGTAGGGGCGGAAAACCTTACGAAGATGCGGAAGATTATGCTAAATCAGTGGTTAAGAAAACTAGAAACTCATTGGCCAAGATGTTCAAAGATGGCGTTTGGGATGGCGGGATAGATTCCTTGTAAAATTCATGGGAGTTTGAAAGTATAAAAAAACCGTTCCTCTCTTTGGTTGTGTTGTTGCCTAAAGGTTTTCTCCCACCCCCAAAAGGTGATTAAAATGAGACTTATTGAAGAAGTATATATCAAAGCAGAAAAAAATACAATTTGTCAAACCTGTGGGATTGACATTGAAGAAGGCAGTAATCATTTGTTAGAGACTTATGTTCATCAAGGGGCATTATTAACAAGTCATTATTGTCTAAATAAAAAATGTAACCCTCCAAATAATGTCAGATTAAGACTGATAAAGTTTGGAAGTCTTCTATTGATTGGAAGCGTTGTCATTTATCTTTTACTCACTGAATCCTCTCCCTTTTGAGTTGTTAAAAACAATAGGGGTAGGGGGGTTCGCTGCCTATATACCATCCGAGGGGTTCGCCTTTGAGTCGGTGTCTCCGAGGAGGCATCGGTTGATATGACTTAATTGGTTGTCAATTAGGTCATATAATTACGGGGCGAAGCGAAACTGGCGCAACAAATGAAGTATAATCTATTGACTTCAACTCCCAATAGATTGTTTCCTTCCCCCACCTATTCATGGAGAGAGAGGTATTATTATTGTCAACTCCCCTCTCTCTCCTCCTATTCCCACAATAATAATAATAATGGAGAAATAATAATGAACCCAACAGATGAACAAATAAAAATATACGAAGCAATAGAAAATACCGAAAACCATGTAGTGATAAATGCAGGTGCAGGGACAGGCAAAACAACAACAATTGTAGAAGCATCAAAACTTCTATCTTGTCAAGCGGCCTTTCTTGCATTTAACAAATCAATTCAACAAGAATTGACTGTTAGACTACCAGATAATGTAGAGGCAAAAACATTCCATGCTTTCGGATTTGCAGCAATTAGAAATGCTGGAATTAGAACAAAAGTAAACAACAGAAAATGCCACCAAATCGTGCAAGAATTGATGGGCAAAGATTGTTATACCGCACCAATTACTAAACTCGTAAGTCTAGTAAAAGGCAGTTTAACAGATGGTAAAGATGTTTCATCAATTCGTAAATTGATTGATGAGTATAACATTACCTTTGAATCTTACAGAGAGGAAGAACAGGCTATTATGTCAATTCCTGCTATTCTCACACTATGTAGAACCCAAACTCATCATATTGATTTTGATGATATGATTTGGCTACCAATTATCAACGAATATCCACTACCTCATTATGATGTAGTATTTGTTGATGAAGCACAAGACTTCAATGAAATACAAAGAGAATTAATTATCCGTGTAGTAAACGGTGGTCGATGTATTATCGTTGGTGATAAAAATCAAGCCATCTATGGATTTAGAGGTGCTGATAGTAATTCAATTGGTAAATTCGTTGAAAGGTTGGAATTAAGTGCTAGAGATATTACTCAATTACCTCTAAGTATTTCATGGAGATGCCCTAAAGAAGTTGTAAAAGAAGCAAATAGATATGTCAAAGAGTTTACTTGCCCACCTACCGCTAATGAAGGAGCAGTTTTTGTAAACGCTCACTTTAATCCACAACCTCAAGACATGGTTCTTTGTAGATATAATGCGCCTCTAGTTGGTGCTTTCTATGATTTAGTCAGTGCAGGTAAATCAGCATATATTCTAGGTCGAGATATGACTAAAGGTTTAATCAAAGCCGTTAAGAAAATTAGTAAAAATAACAATATGGGTGTAGATGAATTCAAACAATTGTTCATGCAAGATTTTGAATTCAACTATGCTAAATTAGTAAAGAATGATAAAATGAATCAAGCATTTGCTCTTGAAGATAAGAAAGATTGTATTATGATTTTTGTAGAAAAGGCAACTACCGTTGGTGGAATCATTGAAGAAATAAAAAGAGTATTTGATGGAAACGATAAAGGAGAGATTATGCTTTCAACTGTTCACAAGGCTAAAGGTCTTGAAGCAAACAATGTCTACCTTCTAGCAACAGAAAGAATGCCTCATCCAAAAGGCGGTCTTGAAGAAAATAATATCTGTTATGTAGCAATAACTAGAGCCAAAAAGAACTTGTTCTATATTGGCCCAAAACCAAGTAAAATCGGAGGTAACTAAATGGAAGAAGTTTTGAATTTTTGTGGATATAAAAATGCCTACGAGATAATTGTAGCAAATATGACCCACAACGAACTAATGAGTTTATTGGAATCTTTAATTGATGAAGATAACAGTGGTCATATTGAAGAGATTGTAGAAGAAATAGCATCCGAACAATATGGATGGGTTGATAAAGAAAAGATAAAAGCGGATGCAGATGATTATGCATACGAAGAATACCGTGACAATAGGTGATTAAAATGAAATGTAATAATAATAGTAGATGTAATGATAATGCAGATTATGACGTATATGGTTTTACCCATTATGTTAATGATGATGGTGACTTAGTAGAAGTAACAAAGGTTATTTGTTTAGAATGTGAAAACACTGGCGTAATAGAAGTCATACATCCTAAGCCAGTTTGGAAAGATGCTAATCAAACTAAATTAACCTTGGTGATTGAATGAATTATAGAAAATTAAAATGTAAAAACGGACATACAAAATTAGCAGCACAAGTAATTAACGAAGAAGAAAACTGGATAGAAATTTATTGCGCTACTTGCTTTCGTACTGTTTGGTATAACGGAGCATGATTGAATGAATATATTTGCATTATCAAAATGTCCCGAAGAATCCGCACAACAAATGATAGATAAGCACGTAGTTAAAATGCCAACGGAAACTTGTCAAATGCTACATACCAATATTCTCTACATGCAATATATTATCGAGTATAATACAGAACCAGAACTCAAAAATCTCAAAGCGTTTCATAATGAAATCAACTCAGAGTTGATGAAACCAGCCATGTTAAATCATCCTTCAACTATTTGGGCGAGGGAATCAAGAGATAATTTCAAATGGCTCTTTAGGCATGGTAGATGGCTTTGCCACGAATACACTTATCGCTATGAGAAAAAACATGGTTCTCAAGTAAGAATAGAAAATGTTTGGAAATACAAAGAACTAATTCGTGAACATGCCTATCCTAAGCAGGGATTGACTCCTGTTAGTATTGCTATGGCAGATGAATACAGATTACCCCCAAAGAAACCTTCTTGGGAGTTTGTAGTCGAATCTTATCGTCATTATTATCTTGAGGGTAAATGGCGATTTGCTAAATGGAAAAAGAGCAGACAACCTGAATGGTGGCCTAATAACCACTATGCTAAAAAATACAATATTGGTGTTCGAGCCTATAATGCTACGAATCCAAAATACCCTCAAATATTATTATCGGAGAAATAGAAATGAATTGTGAAATATGTAGCGGAAACGGATGGTTTAAACAAGCCAACTACCAACTAGAAATTATGGAATGGGTTCAATGTTATGATTGTTTAGCCCAAGAAAAATATCTAGAAGAACTAACTGAGAAAACGGCAAAACTAATTAACAGAAGTAGTGTCGAAAAATTGTCGCTTTTATTAGCAAAATATTGCGTAAATAAAATAGAAAGTGAAAGATTAGAAACTATGTTAAACGAGAAAAACTTTGTAGGTTTAATGAGTTTCTTAGAAGTAAATATAAGGAGTGAATAATAATGAAACAAGAAGTAGAATTTAGAATAGTAAATACGCCAGAATTACCACCAATTGTAATAAGTGAAAATGAAGATAGACAACCAAAGGTTGTAATAAACACTTATCATAAATTATGGATTAGTTTAAACAGAAGAACTATTGCTGGTATTATCGAAGCCATGCAAGAAAAAATGGATATGATACTTACTGGGTATTTACAAGAACAATACCAATTTGAAATTGAAGATAGAGAATTCAATGGTGAATAAATATGAGAAGACAATTAGGCGAAGGCCGATGGGATAAAATCCTCATAAGAAAAATGACAGAACTTTCTGTTGCTGATAATTATGATGATGCTAAAGAAGAGTGGATAGCCACCGGAGATGTTTGGTGGAGTGGTAATGGAGATATGCCTTCTTGGGTTCTTCAAACTAATCACGCTTTACAATGTCTTTGTGGTCATCCTATTGTTTATCATTTCCGTATTAGGAATACACAAAATGGTGTAGAAGAAGTAGTGGGTAGTGACCATATCAATAGTTATCTTATTATGCGGCAAATTGCAGAAGAGAAGGGACTTCTCATTGGTGAAGTTACTGATGAGCAAGTTGCTGAATGGATTAAAGTCAGAGTTGGTTCTATGAAAGCAGAAGCATGGTGGGCTGAAAACGGCGAATCATTTGAAATGATGTTCAATAAAATAAAAGAATTAGACTGTTGGTATAATACTCACAAAAAGGAATACGTCCATATCAATTCCCTTAATCGTTATGAACAAAAAAGAGTAATTAGAAAGAAAGGCAAAGGAACCTTTGCTACCCCTTCTTACAAAATGGCTTCAATTGTTTGGAGATGGAACCATCCCGATAATCCTAAGAATCAACTTAGAGTTCATGGCTATCCTAATGATAATTTGATGAAAGATTTAGCATATCTTTATGTTATGAGCGAATCTCTTATCCCTTCTTTCAACGAGTGGAAAAAGGAAAGGGAAGAAAGAAAGGCCTATATCACAGAAAGTAGGGAAAAGGCTCGCATCGAACAAGAAGAGAGAATGGAACGTAGAAGGAGAAAACAAGCCGAGAGAGAAAGGATTTGGAATCTTCCAGAAAACGTAGAGAAAAGAAGATTAGAACAAGAAGAAAGAGAACGGCTTCTAGACGAAAGAAGGCAAAGAGCAGAAAAAGAACGCCAAGAAAGATTGGAAAAGGAAAGAATACGGCATAAAGAGACAATGGAATTACCATTCAATGAGGAATATGAAAACAATTGTCACTTTTTAGGACTACCAGTTCTTACTGATAGGGTTTGTGAAACCACTTCAGAATATAGAGACGTGGCCTCTTTTAAGAGAAAGGCCTCATTAAAGAGAGATAATCTTGCGGGGTATTTAAGAAATCTAAAAAATGTCGTAGAATTACCACCAACAGAAAAACAAAAACAATTATTGCTCAAATATAATGTAGTTGCTAAGACTAGGTTTGAGGCAGAACAAATATTAGAAGAGGAGGGAGAAAATGAAAGATTTAGATATAACGCTAGAGATTTTGAATAAAGTAGGAAAGGGTCTGTGGATGTTCACAGTTTCTATTTTAGTAATGGTGCTATTAGTTACAGGGCTAGGATGGCTAATAGCAATAGCAACGCCCCAAATAGAGTAGGGGTGTTTAAATATGGCAAACAATGTAGGAGAATATATAGGAAGTGAATTAAATGATTAAACTAAGAATTTTAAACGAAACAGGACACACAGAACTCAGCCTTTCGGAAACGGAAGTAATTGAGCAAATTGACCGCCACCCAACCCATTGGTGTTTTATTGATGGTGAGATGGTTGCGAGAGAAGAGATTTCTAACATCAATTGGGATGAAGTTCAATCAGTGGACTTAACCCCCGCTATTGTCGGAGGCCACTGTTGAATTTGGACTAATTATTGTTAGCCATTTCGGGGGAGTCGCTACTTTACCCTGAGTAGCGTCTTCCCCTTTTTTGGGTGATGATACCCAATAAAATGTATTTTATTGAGGAAGAAGCCCTAAATATATTTTTAAAACAATTAGGTTGGAAAGTAACTAATCCTAGATATTACAATAATCTAATTTTATTCAAGCCAGACTTTTATCCCGAAGGACATATCTTTGCACTGAGCGAACCTTATGGCAAAGGATTTGTCTATACTTGTGGATTCACTATTATAGAATATAAAGACGAAGTATTTGATAGTGTCAATAAATTAATCGAGAGGTTTGGTCATGATAGTATATCTGATTTTAATAATTGGAAATTCGTTGAAGAAAAAGAGTGGGTTGTAACTAGAACTGGAAAAGAGTTTCTTACCACCTTTACTTCTTTAGATACCGTTCCTAAAAGGAATAAATACATCCGGTGATATTTTGTATAACAGAATGTCATATGAGGATGTGATTCAATCACTGGTATTGTTTATGAGAGAATTCGACTCAAAAGCAAAAGCCAAATTACGCTCAATGGTTATAATGTCTTCTGACTATGATAATCGTGATAAGAAGTTTATGGTAAAAACTTCATTATATGATATTTTTTGGAAAATACCCCAAGCAGTAGATGATGGATTTAATCACTATCTTAATGAAAAGATGGAATTTTATTATCATTTATCAGAATATCATAAAGTTAACTGCAATAGGTTACAGGGAAAACCTTGTAATATTTGTAAAGTAAGAATAAATAATTTTGATTTATTATTTGAGGAGGGAATAGCAGCATGAAAGATAAAGACCCTAAACATATTATAAATAATAGACGAAACAATAAAGTAGCAACCCAATGTAGGGTTTGTGGGGGTAAATTATATACTCCCCAAGATATAAAAATAGAGATGCATGAAGAGTGCAATAAAGATAATACTAATATATATTTGATGTGATGTAATGAAAATAAGAATAAGAAAACCAGATGATAGTGGGCAGTTTTGGACTACAAGTATAAATTTTACTGAAAAAAAACTATATGAAAGAACTATAGATATTAGAGGAGATGTAACGAAAAAAGACCCAATTCATAGTGCTTTAGTTGCAGCATTAAAAGCGTCATTCAAAAATAATAGAAGGTCTTTTAGATTCTTCAATGGATTGCCTTTTACTAATAATACCCTTATGATAGGAGATACCCCCTTTCATATTAAGAAAACTTCTAGGTATTACATTAATGGTAGACTAATGACTCTAGATGAGATGTGTAATGCTTTAGCAAGAGTCCTTTTCAAGAGTTGCTTTGAAAAAGACCCCATAAAGTTATTACCATATTTGTATTCTACTCTAGAAATTCCAGAGTCTATAAAATATGTAATAGAAAATAGATTACCTTATTTTTTCTACCATGACTTTTCTTTGCATGAAGTAAGACTAAACGTAAAGCGTATCTCCGATAGCGAGTGTGCCATAGAAATAGGAGATGGTGTTTGGGGAAGTATTTCATTTAAAGATTTAGATAACTATTGTAGTTTTTATGTTCACGGTAAGAAAAGGAGTAAATGGAAGTATATTTCCCCTCAAAACCTATATCAAAAAGTAATGGGTAGAAAACCTCTAGGTTCAGATTTGAAAGTATTAGTTGCTTTTCTTAAACAGAATAGAAAGCAAGACATTGTAGAAAAGAGAGCAATTGAGTTGGTAGAGGATATGCTGAAACAATATCCAGATAGACTCAAAGCAGTATTTTCTGAAACAGGAGTTTTAACTAATTTACACATAAGGGGTAAGAAATACGATTGGATGTTAAAATATTCTGGAGGAAATAGTCGCAACCAAGCAGTTTCTACATATGTATGGCAACCAGAAAAAGAACAGATTCTAGATGATGAGGGTAACAAAACAGGAGAATATAAATTCGTTAATCCCGCTTGGCGTGGCCCTATTTGTATAGATAATATGGGAGAAAGCACACCAATCGGCGACCAATTTGCAGGTAGAGCCTTAGCCCTTCTAAATGATGTATTTACAATAAAAATAGTAAGCACTATCGGCAGTTATATTGTTGATAAAGAGAATGATAATAGAGTTGATTGGAATGAAATGTGATGAATGTAATAGTAGAGAAAATTATTATGATGAGAGATTAGGAGAAAAGGTCTGTTCTTCATGTGGATTAGTTTTAATCCAAGGAATGTTTGAAGAGACAACTCACATATTAGATTCTAAGGGTGAAGTAATTCACAATGCTGATAATAACAACCTTGGTTCTATAATAACTGGGCAAGGTTCTTCTAAATACAACAGGTTTCAAAATCCAATAACTCCTAGACATATAACTAATGGTTTGATTTATTGTAATATGGTTCTGAGTAATGTCTCTCACTCCCAAGAAGTCAAAGAAAGAGTAGAGAGGGTCTACCATGAATTATATTCATCATTAAAGGGCTTTACTCGTTATACATATGAGAATAGGGCAACGGCAATAGTATTCTATGTTCTAAGAGAAATGGGAACTCCTGCAACAATGAAAGAAGTGTGTTCAGAATTTGAAGTAGAGCCTAAATTGGTTAGAAGAATATTGCGAAAAATTAATTCACATTATAAAAATACTCAAACTTTAATTAGTCCAGAATATTACTTAAAAAAGGCTTTAACACAAATAACAAATGATTTATCCTTTTATAATCAAAGTTTACAAGTGTTAGAAAAGTTTGAAAAAATAATGGGAAATACAAAAAGAAGTAAATCTTATTATGCTAGTATTTGTTGGATTACTTCTAATATATTTGTAAGAGAATATACTAGAACTCTTATTGCTGAAAAAACTCAAATAGATGAAAAATGTATTTATTTACAAACTAAAATATTGATGGGTTTAATTGGTTGTAAAAATGTTAAAGAAATAAAAGGAAAAAATATAAATAAAATAGGTGTATAAATATGAAATGTAGTTTTTGTGAAATAGAAATGGAAGAATATAACCATAACAACCCCGAACCTCTTTTGGAGAGTTCTCAAAGGGTTTGTAGTGATTGTAATTGTTTGGTAACTGCTTTTAGACTGTTATCTAGACAACAAAACCAAGAGATTGTTCCAGAATTAGCGAAGTTTGTAAGTTCTGTAATTCAATTATCTAACAGTTTTAAAAGAACAAATTTCGCTCTTTCTTCAAGAGCGCAAACCTTTGTAAATTATTCGGAGGATTCAGAATGAAAAGAAAAATATTAGTAATTGGAGCAGGAGGGATAGGGAGTTTCCTTATTCCTGTATTAGATAGGGTTCGTTTGTATGATATTACAGTAGCCGACCCCGATAAGGTTGAAACAAAGAATTTACCTTACCAGAATTTTAAAATTGTTAGTGTTGGTCAAAACAAAGCAACCAATATGGCTGATAATTATAGTGATTCAATAAATAAGGCAATTCAATTTCCTATTCTAACTGAAAAACAAATGCAAGGATATGACTTAGTTATTTGTTGTGTAGATAATATTGGCCTTAGAAGAACTTTGTATAACACTACTGTTAAATGGCTTGATTTGAGGGCTCAAGGTAGAAATGCTGCTCTTGTTAGTTACAAAGCCGACCCAAAAATGTATGATACATTATTGGCAGGAGAAGAAGGTTCATTCAGTTGTCAAGGAGATTCATGGGATGGTTCTACAGAAGGAGTTCATTTCATGCAAGTAGCCATAGCAGGATTAGGCGCACAGTGGGTTCAAAGATGGTTTAATGATGAACAGGTCAAAGAATATGCCGTTATCAATATGTGATTAATATGAGATATACAGAAAAAGAAATCGGAGAAATCGTAGATATAGAAACCAAAGATGGTTCAGTTTATGAAGAGAGAATTGTCATGGCCTTTTGCCAAATATGTGCTTCTAGATATATTGGGCCAATAAATGGTGCTGGTGGTTTTCTAGCAAGACATGAGTATTTTCACAAATGGGAATTTAAAATGGAAGTAAGTGAACACTTGGAGGCTTAAGTTTGGGTAAAAGATGGAATAAAGAAAAAGACTTAGATTTATTGATTAATTTCTATGAACTAAGTATAGATGAAGCGAAGCACAGGTATGGTGTCTCATACAAGGCTATCGCTGGAAGGCTAGAAAAATTATGGGATGATGAAACTGAAGAAGGAATTGTGCTTCTTCTAGAGGCTTCTAATGAGGTGAAAAAGCGCAAGGGTGTCTTACCCAGTAGCACACCTAAATCACGCAAGGAGAAGCGTTTATTGCGTAAAATTAAAACGCTACAAGATAAGTTAGTAAAAATACAAGGTGGTAATGATGAGTAAAACAGGAGATTGGTTTATTAGAACCTATGGCGAAGACGTTGATGATTCGGGATATGATGAATTTAAAGCGATTGATGTAGCAAGAAAAGAGGCAGAAGAATATGTTTTAAATTGTTTTAAGAAAGTATCGGAAGTCGAAAATATCAAAGTTGCTTTTGAAGACAAAAGGTTCTTTGATGCTATTTGGCATGCTTCAACAGAAATACTACCTGATTTAGAAGTTCAAGTAGTAATTGATGGTGAAAACAATTGTTTTGTTACTACAGGTTCAAGCGGTTATGTAGAGTTTGGGATGAGCCCACCAATAGGCATGAAACTCCCTATTCGATGTTGGATTCACACTCATCCATTTGGTGCTGCTTATTTCAGTGGAGTAGATATTAGAACCGTTTCTATTTGGCAAACAAATATGGAATGTGCCTATGTTTTGGGTGGAGAAGGCCATTACGGTTTTTGGAAAAATACCGCACCTAAACAATTAGCGATTTATCGTGAATCTCAGTTTGAAAGAGTCCAATCTTGGGGTGAAGAAGAATGAAAGCAAAAAATGATTATGTTATAGTAGAAGCAGAAATGCAAGGTAGTGGAACCATCATGATGAAAGAAAACAATGTTGGTAGAGTTTTATCATGTTCAATAGAACCAGAACTAGAAGGTAAATTAGTTATCTTCTCTACTGAAAAGAAGATTCAAGAATACGATGGAAAAAAGTTTGTTCCCCTTAAATTTATTATGGCGGTGATTGAATGATTATACAAGGAAAAGAAGTTAAAGAGAAGTTATTACAAGGAATTAATTTAGTGGCAAACACTGTAAAGCCCACGTTAGGGCCACAGGCTAAAACTGTTATTTTACAGAATAATCCTCCAATCATCGTTAATGATGGAGTAACTATTACCAAGCACATTTCTCATGAAGACCCTTATATTCAGATGGGAATTCAAATGGTTCAAAACTTGGCCAGTAAAGCACAAGATAATTCTGGTGACGGGACAACAACGGCTTGCGTTTTAGCACAAGCATTATGTAATTCTCTGTTTCAAACTATTACTGATGATTATACTACTCATCAAGTTTATCACATTCTTGAAAAATTTAAATCAGATATGATACAAGAATTAGACTATCTTTCTATTGATGTCTTAGATAAAGATATAGTGAGTGTTGCGACTATTGCTGCAAATAATGACTATTCTCTTGGTAATTTAATTAGCGAGGCTATCTCTAAAGTAGGTAGAGAAGGTATAGTAACGGTAGAAGAATCTAACTCTCATGTAACAGAATTAATTCTAAGAGAAGGAATGCAATTAACAGAAGGTTATGTTAGCCATCTGATGGCGAATACAGATGATGCTAGAACTGTATTCAAGAACCCACTTATATTCATGTCAAATCTTTCATTTAGAAACTTTAAAGATTTAATTACAATGTTAGAATTTGCTGCTAATAGTAAAAGACCACTCTTGATATTCTGTAAAGGAATAGATGGTTCAGCATTAAATAATCTACTCATGAATATTATGAACAAAACAGTGGACTGTGTAGTATGTCTTGCTCCTAACTTTGGCGACCATCAATTAGATGAATTAGCAGATATACAGGCTATGGTTGGTGGAACTATCTTTACCCAAGAAAGTAAAGATGACCCAAAAACATTTACTGAAAGTGACTTTGGAACTTGTGAAAGTATTGAAGTTTCAAAAGAAAGAACTATCCTTATTGGTGCGGAAGGCGACACTTCAGAAAGAGTCTCTTACCTCAAAGGTATGTTAGAAAATACAGAAGGATATGATTCCGCTAGAATTAAATCTAGAATTGCTAGATTAAAAGGTGGAGTAGCGACAATTAAAGTTGGAGCATCTTCATCAATGGAAATGCTAGAAAAGAAAGAAAGACTTGATGATGCTCTAAATGCAACAAGAGCCGCTTTATCAGAAGGTATTGTAGCCGGTGGCGGATTAGCATTAATGGAATGCAGTAAAAGAATTGATGCTCCTGATTGGTTGAAGAATCCAATGACAGAACCATATCTTACATTATTTGAAAATAGCAATACAGTAGTAAAATCATACGAAGAATATCCAGTTGGTTTTAATGCACTAACTGGAGAAATGAAAAATTTAGTAGATGAAGGGGTCTTTGACCCAGTTAAAGTCACTAAGAATAGTTTCTTAGCAGCCATGTCTATAGCACAATTATTTTATTCTACAGATGTTGCCGTATTAGTGGAGGAGTAGTAGTGAAGAAAGTAGAGAAAGTAATTTACCTTACATTTTTCTCTCTGTTGTGTACGATTGTATTGATTAGCATAATTGGGTGATGATATGTTTGATGATAAAACAATAGTAAGAATGACAATAGTTTATGAAGATGGTAGTATTACTATCCTAAAGAAAAATAAAGACGGTACTCTTAGCGTTGAAAGGAGAGAAACCTAATGAAAAAGAAAGCCATCACAGTAACATTACCTGCTCCTCACAAAGCACAAATAAAATGCCCTATTTGTAAAGGCAATAAGTGTACCGTTTGTAATATGAGTGGAACCCTAAAAATTGATGTTGCTCCAAAAATACCTATTCAAAGAGCGCACATTATCAAGTATATTCGTGATAATATTCATGAAGTTGCAGGAGAACTTACCAAGATGTATGGATTAGTTCCAGAAATTGCCACTATTGAAATATCAGAAGTAAATGATGGTCAGTTTGAAGTTGTTCAAATCTCATCTTTAGGTGGAGCCTGTTGGGTAGTAAACCGTTTAGATGAATTAGATACTCCAAGATATTTTACTTCAAGGCAGGAACTTGAGAAGTTTAAACAGGGGTGGATGAGTTGAAGGAAGATACTGGATTAAAGGTTGTAGGAAGAGTCCCTAGAAATGCTACAGAAGAAGTAGTAGTAACTACGGGAAGATACAAACTAATAGATGTATTAGACATCAGATGGTATAAAGATAACAAGCCATCTTACAAAGGAATAAGAGTCAATATAGAAGAAGCGCAATTACTCTATGCGATATTAAAAAGAGAATTAGAGGTGAATAAAAATGAATAAAGTATATCTAATAACAATAAACGATAAAAAATTTAATGAATGGTCTAAACAGATGAAAAAGAAATTGAAGGGTGCGGCTTTAGACCACTTTAACGGTGGATATAACGAAGTATTCAAGTCTAATTATCTTGCTAGGGCTTCTTTTGTCTGTTATTGGGAAATTCATGGAAATGGTAGCCTTGCGAAACTTGCTCCTGCATTAACTCAAGCCTCTTTAATCCATATGCTACATAGGTTTATTGAATTAGAGGCTCACCAAGAAGTAGAAATTGTATCAATGATGATACAAAATTTTCTAACACTTCTCTCTAAGTTAGGTGGTGCAGAAGTTGAAGAAGAGTGAATGGATATATTTAGCAAATATCATGTGGAACTTTGCTGAATCAAACGAGGGTAGAATCAGCCCTCTTCTAAAAGAAATGATTCAAAAAATTAATAATAATTTGGAAGTGGTAATAGATGACTTGGGAGAAAGCAAGTAGGCTTTTAGAGGCTACAGAAAACAGAACGCCAACTAATATAGTATCAAAAATATCGGCAGACTTAGAAGAATTTGATGCACCTTTATTTGTAAAGATTCTATCGTTAGACTATGAGGTTAACAACATAGGATTAGCAAGGGCTAAGAAATGGATGGCATCTGTTTTTGATGTATTCGATGAAGAGATAGAAGGGCAATATATCGCTCACATGAATGATTTGGGAGACGCTATTTATCATCTAGATTATTCCTCTACCAATGAAGGAAAATATACTCTTAGAAGTATTGTAACTTTGTTAGAAATGAATGCTTCTAAAATAAATTCAAATGAATTTGAATTAATTAAAACTACCATTCTCAAAATGTCTTCTCTTGAGAGAAAATGGTTCTTACGTTATTGGTTAAGAACTCCTAGAAATGGTATCAATGAAGGAGTAGTCAAGAAGATTATTACTAAACATTACAAAAAGAAATTAGCAGATGTTAAAAAACATTCTAATTTTAACAGTATAGAAAATGTAGTAAGATACTATGATATGAAAGAAGAACCTCCCTGTAATTTATCTCATGGGGCTTTTGTAAAACCAATGTTAGCAAAAGAAGTTCCTATGAATAAATGGCCAGAGAATAAGATTGTAGATTACAAGTATGATGGTAACAGATACCAAATACACAAAGAAAGTGACAATGTGATTATCTTTAATCGTAAAGGCTCTATTGTTACGCCACAGTTTCAAGATGTTGTTGATATTGTTGTAAACTACGGTGTGGATTGTATTCTTGATGGTGAGATATATCCAATAAAAGATGATGGTTCTCCTGCTGAACATAAACTAATGGGAACAAGAGTCCATTCTAAGAATCATGCAGAAGCAAGAGAGAAAGTCAAAGTTAAGTGGGTTATGTTTGATTGCTTGAAATTTAACGATAAGACTATTATGGATTTACCCTATCAAGAAAGATTAACTTGGATGAAGAAAATACCCGACCAAGCACATAGAATGGAAGAAGGTGGGGATGTTCTAGCATTCTACAATAGAGCCATTAACGACGGCTTTGAAGGCATCATTGTCAAGGATGCTAGTTTACCCTATGAAGCAGGTAAAAGGAGCATAGGATGGGCTAAATACAAGCCTCCTCGCATTGAATTAGATGTAGTCATTACTTCTGCTAGATACGGTGAAGGAGCAAAATCAAATGTCTTTGCTTCTTTCGATATTGCAGTTTCTAGTCCTAATGGATTTGTTAGCATTGGTTCTGTTGGTACTGGATTCAGTGATGAAGACTTAGTTAGATTAACATTGAACCTAAGAAGAAATATTGAAACGTTTGAGAATGGAACTTACAATGTAACTCCTAATGTTATTTTAGAAGTTTCAGCAGACTTAGTTAGTAGGGATGCTAAAGGAAACTTAGGACTAAGATTTCCTAGATGTAAAAGAATTAGAGATGATAAATTTGTTGCGGATATTAATACGCTAAAAGATGTGGAGGAATTAGAATGATTAAGATAGGAGAAGTGACTGTAATGGATTCTCAAACCTATTACTGTATGAATATTGAAAATGGTTTTGCTTATCTACAAAATATACTCCATGAAAAGGGAAGGTGGAGGAAAGTTAAACATGAAGAAGTTCCCCACATGAAAGACGGAGAATGGTTCATTCCAGAAAAGAAAGTAGAAAAGAAACCAAGGACTAGAAGCAAAATAAATCTAAGTTCTTTAATTAAAGACAATACTGATTTACAGGTTTCTAGGTCAGCCAAAAACTTTCTAATGGAATGGGTAGAAACTTCGGTTGGAAATATGGTCACTAACGCTGAAAGAAATGCTATGCAATTAGGACATGGTAGAATAAGTGCGGCCCATATACATTGGATAGAAACTAATGAAGAAGTTGAAGGTTATTGGAAAGAAAACGAAGATTATACTAGGGGATGATAGAATGGAAGAACTAGATGAATTCATAAATAAAAATGGCACAGTTCAAACCTATCGTTTCTTTGTATATGGAGAACCAAGCACCGAAGAAGTTGACATGCTCATAAGAGGCCTTCTATTTCAATTCTTAGAAGAATCTAAAGATTATTTAACTATGGTAGTTGCAGAAAAGGTCGATGAAGATTCAGCCGTATTATTTCATAAATATAGAGGCGTAGTTCTCACCTTTGCTTTTGCTACCAAAGATAAGCCAGAAAAGTTAGTGGAAAATGTTATTCTAGACGGTTTAGAATATCTAAGATTCAAAGCAGAGTATCTAGGAACAAAAGAGCGTGTTTCTAATGTATAGTAAAGAAATGCTACAAGGTATTCTGCTTTCTCTTGCTAGACATAATTTAGTTATATATGTAAATGAAAATGCTAAACTTGGTTATAGTGTTAAGTTTTATTTAGATATAAGAGGAGAAGAAGAGTTTCTTGAATCAATTCAAAGAACTTTATTACAATACAGTGTTCTATCTAGTATTGTTTCCAGTGGAAACCGACCAACACTAAGAATAACTGGCATTAAGAATCTAGTAATAATATCGGCACTATTACCAGATTTACCAAGTTATAGGAATGATGTCCAAGAGTTCAAAGATATTGTTGCTATTTTTGTCATCAAACGACATAAAACCCTTGAGGGTTTAGAAGAATTAATGAAAATAAAAGGTGTATTATAATGGGTTTTACTAATTTAAAAACAATAAGGCCAATCTTACTTACAGGAAAAACAGGAACAGGGAAATCTACAAAAGCAAAAACCTTTGTAAATGACCCTATTATAGTATATGCAAATGATATTAACATAGATGTAGGTTCAATACCTATTGATAATGGAATTATTATTGAAGATATTCATATTAAACCAGATAAAGAAAGTATCTTATTCATTTTAAGACACTACAAAGGCCAAATTGTAATTACTTCAATAAATGAAAAAAGCGTTCCTAAACAAATTAAAGCCATGTGTCAAATCAAAAGAGCAGGTTCTAAGAATCATTTAGAAGAACAGATGAAAGAAATAGCACCAAGAAGTGAAAAGCCTTTTTCATATGAAAGAGATACATACTCATTAGTTTCTGATTATCTTAAATTAAGAGATAGAGATTTAGTGAGAGAATTATTGCACTTTAATAAACCCTCTGACACTCAGATATTAACTTGGCTTACAGAAAACCTACACCCTAACAGGCTTTTATTTGTTGATGGTCGAGTTCGTAGAAGATGGTCACAAGCATACTTCTATGATATTCTAGCATATACTCACGTAGGAAATATTAGTGGAAGAATAAATATGCCAAAGAGAGGGACATACAGTAAAATACCTTTTCTAGCAAGAAAACTAGGAGTAAGGGAGCCTAAAGTTCTACATCAGTTATTGAAAGATGAAGAATTTAAAAACTGGGCTAAAACGAAATTAAACAATGCAGATTGCAGACTTCTAAAATTGGGAGAGAAGCGCAAAAGAAAGAAACTAGACCCAATAAAAATAGAGCAAACCTCGCTCTTTGAATTTTGAGGTGAATAAAAATGAAAGAATATAAAGGTGAATATAAATGAAAGCAATGATAAGAATTGAAGGGAGGAGAGCGAGAATAATTTCACAACTTATGCAAATTTTTATCGGTAAAGAAAAAATGAATATTGAGATGATAAAAACATCTATGCTGGATTCTCCAGTGCAAGTCACATCAACTGCTTTGAAAGGCATATTGAGCATGTATCCTTTTTTTAAAAATGTAGGAGAGGCAAGCAAAACCTCTTTTAACAACAAAGGTAACTATCCTCTTGTATTATGGGAAATTGATTTAATTCCTTTAATTAAAAAATATGAAATTACTCCTTCGGAATATAAAACTGGTTCGGCTAATCAATTTTTAATCAATACTGTAGATAACACATTTACTAGAATAACAAAGAAAAACTTTGACAAATGTGTTTTAGAATTACACTGGGAGGAATAAATATGTTATGGACTGAAAAAGCAAAAGAAATATTTAACAATAATGAACAATACTTAGATTTTTGTAAATTTATTTGTTTAAGAAGAGATGAAAAAGAATTTTTTAAAAGATTTAACGTAACTAAAAATGACCCGTTTCCTACTGAAATCCATCTAATGAATTGGTTTTTAGCAGGAGCGGTTATGAACGATGATGAAGTAATCCATGATATGGAACTACTTTTTCATCTATTTAAACAATGGAGAGGGCTATAATGCTATGGACTGAAAAATATAGACCAAATAAATTATCAGACTTATACGGACAAGAACAATTTGTAATGGATGCACAATCTTGGAAACAAGAATCAAATATGCCAAATGTTTTGTTTTATGGAAATTCTGGTAATGGAAAAACAAGTGCTGGAATAGTTCTAGCCAAAGAAATACTAGGTGATGGTTTCAAAGAGAACTTTTTTGAAATCAATGCCAGTGATGATAGAAGATTAGAAACAGTTAGAACCACTATCAAACAAGCGGCTCAAAGTGCCTCTTTAGGTGATGTTCCATTTAGAATCTGTTTATTAGATGAAATGGATAACATGACATCGGATGCACAAAACGCATTAAAAAGAATAATGGAAAGATATTCTTCTAACATTAGATTTATTATTACTTGTAATGATAAAAACAAAATCATATTTGCTTTACAAAGCAGATGTGCAAATTATCATTTTAAACCAATATCTAATGAAAAGATATTAGATATGATTAAAGTTATTTTAGCCAAGGAAAATGTAACTAGGTTTTCAGACGAAGATTTAGGGGGCTTTTTATACTCCATGAACGGTGATATGAGGAGGGCGATTACTGAAATCCAAGCGGCTAAATCTAGCGACACTACACTCAAGAGACAGGTCGAGATTTCCTTAAGCGAATACAACGAACTATTGTTAAAAATAATCAATAAGAACCCCAACATATTAGGTGAAATACATGACTTACTCTATCAAGGAAAGACCATCAAAGAAATCTGTAATGGTCTTCATGATGTTGTTGTCAGTTCCGAGGGGATTGATACAATGTTAAAATTCAAACTGTTAAGAACAGTAGGAGAAACAGAATGGCGTTCCAATACTATGACCCCCAAAGTGTTAATATCATGGATGGTGGGACAATTATTGTGAAAATAAAAATAAAAAAAGGTGAAAACAATGGATAAAAATACGAAGAATGAAATAATGAAAGGCGCAGATGTCTTGGGTATTCCCGAAGACGATGCTATGGTAAAGTTCGATGAACTTTGTCAACAGAATGGAATAGAAAAGGACAACCCTATCGGTTTGGGTCTTTGGAGAAACTATGTGGCTAATGCTAAAAGAAGCCAAAAGAGTGGAAACCAAAATAACGACTCTTACTACCGAGCAGCATTTGGTTTCTTTGCGGCTCTAGAAGCCCCAAGAGACATGATGAGTTGGAATAGAGCAAAGGCCAAGGAAGAATTCCTTAGAGATGCCGATAACGCTTTAGAAAAGGGAATTGTTGCAGTAGCAAATGAAAACGCAATTGGTAAGTGGTCTGTATCACGTTATCATAATGGCGAATACCAAGAAAAAGTAGTTGTTAAACTACCAGATGGAGCAGAAACACTAGAAGATGGAAGAGTATTTATTCCATTGGATAATACTGCTACTTACATGAATGGTGGCAAAAATGCTAACTTTGGAAAGCCTCTTCCAAAAGAACAATTTAGAAGGTCTGGTATCTTCTTTGGTTCTATTGGTGGAACTGATATGAAAATGTATAACTTTTCTTACAAGAATCAAGGCGGTATTGACTTCAAACCTAATACCTTTGAATGGGTTCATTTCCTATGTATCGAAGGTTCAAATGGAACTGATATTTATGGAGCAACTGATTTAACTATTAAGAGTCTAACTACAAATGATTCCCTTGACCCCGAAAATGAAATCTATCGTGATATGGGTGATTTTAACTTTGAAGAATGTCTTCAAAACAATTTCAGCGACCATATCGTTTCTCTTGTAGAAATGGATAAAGAACATCTTCAACGTCAAGCACTACCATCTAAAGAGAGATTTATTATTACAGATGGAACTGTCTGTAATATGAACATGATTCCAACAAAGAACGGTAACAGAATTATTTACATCACTGATTTAAATGCAGAATTAGACTATGATAATGATGGTATTACCACTTGTTGGATTCCAGAACATTTAACGCTTGATTTCGGTATTGGTTCATCAGTAATTATTGTTGGTAGAACCAGTCAAAGAACTATAGATGGTGAAGTAGAGCCTGTAACTATCAACACTTCCGGTCTTCTATGCACTGTAAGACATGGTGCTTCTGTTGAAGTAAGTCAACCAGTGGAGGATAATACTGATTGGTTTTGAGGCCTAATAATCCAAGGGCTCCTACGTTAGCCCTCGTTGCAAGTGTAAGCATAAACTTGTGGATAAAATTGATGCTCGATTAGGTGCGAAGCCTATCCCTATGGGGAAATTAATATGATAGAAGAAAATTTTATAGAAACAAAAAGAGCAATTACAGATTTAAATTGCGTAACAAACCTTTCTTGGAAACCAATGGGTGAAAATCTCTACAATGTTGAACTACATTTTGAAAGAGAAGTGGACTTTGTAACAGAAGTTATGACCAAGGAAAAATTACATTCTCTTAAACTTAAATTTAAGAGAAAGGCCTCTAAACCAAAAATGGAAAATAGGCCTAAATGTAGTGCTAGTTTCACAACAAGTAGATTATACTACGATAGAAAGGTGAATGAAATAATTAAAATCAAAGACGGATTTGTTCTAGTCAATAATAGAATTGCAGACTTATCCGCAATAGAATTCATTACTTGGATGCAAGATGACTTTAGTGATAATAAAATAGTTAAATTACACACTAAAAATAAATTCATAAAATTGTATCTAAAAGATGAAGAAAAAATAGATGAAATAATAAAAATATGGAAAATGTATAGGTGATAAAAATGGGATTAACAAGTAATAAAGGAAAAGCAGTAGATACTGAAATGCAGAATAACACTAGAGTTATTGCATTTCAAAATAAACTAAAAGAACAAACACAGACTCGGTTAAATCGAAACAACCGTTTGATTTGTGGAATTTGGGGAGAACCTAAGACTGTTAAAAGCGGTCTTGCTCTCGATTTTCCTAACAAACAAATTTATGTCTTAGATTGGGATGATGGTTGTGAACCTACATGGAGACAAAACCATGAGATGGCAGATAGGATTACTCTTTGGAATCCAGAAGTTAGAAATGCTAATGGTGAATTAGATATTCAAAAATCTGAAGCAAATTCAGAAGACTTTGTTCTTTATGTTAAATCTAAGATTGAAGAAGGAGAAGATGTTCTCTTTGTATTTGATGGAATTGATAAGTGGCTAGATTGTTGCACACTTCACGTTACAGGTTCTTCAAAGATTGGAAAACCACAAAAGATGAAATTTGAATGGGGTAAAAGAAATGCTCCTTTCTATTCTTTATTGGCTATGTGTAAGAATCTTAATTGTGACCAAATTTACATTACTCATGCTAAAGCAGATTATGGTGCTACTGGCGAAGTAATAGGTTCTAAACCTAACTGGCACAATTGGGGAGATTACCTCTACCAAATCATTACAACAAGAAGAACACTCCGTAAAGGAGATGTAGTCTATAAGGCTGAATTACTCAGCAGTAAAACAAATACCAAACTTGTTGGTAAAGTTTGGGAATCTTTAGAAATAAAAAATGGAAATGTGAATTGGAATGGTATTCCCGAATTGCGAGATGGTAAGGTATGAGATTAAGTGATAAATTACCTCCTCATGAGAATTTAGGTGAATTGACTTTTTTAGAAGAGGAAGAAGAAACAGGCGATAAAATTTATTATCGCCCTTGTTTAACTCGTTGGTCTGATAAAGAAATCAAAGATTACAAAACCTCCAATGACCGTTGTTGGTTTGATTGGGTTATTTACGGTGCTAATCCTGTATTTGGAGTTAGTGCTTGGTTAGTAAAAGGTGAAAAAATATGAAGTTTAATGTAAATAGCAACGAACTAAAAGAAGCATTAGAAAGCCTACAAGTAAAAGGTAAGCATCTAACAAATAGTGGTTTTAGTCCCAGTAATTTTGGGACTGTCTTTTATGCAAAGTTAGAAGATAATCAATTATCTTTGTATAATGGTGAGCCCACCTTTATGGTTAAAATTACAATCGGTGTTGAAGAAGGAGAAGATGGTGATTTTGTTGCAGACTCTTCTTTGATTATACCTTATCTAAAATCGTTTGATGGGCAAATAACTGCTACGATTGGAGACTATCTTTGTATCTCTAATGGTAGAAAGAATGCGAATATCCCAAAGCACGTAAGTCATCCACATGAAGAAGCACTATCTAGATTGATTAGTATTACTTCTCATATTACTTATGAAGTGCAACCTCAGACTCTATTTGCTTTCTCAAACAGTAATTTTGAAGGAGCATTTACTCTAAACCAAGTGGATTTCCAAAACTGTATTAAGAACTGTGAATTGGTTAAATCTGGAATTTATGAATTGAATTATCATAATAATGAATTAGTAATATCAACTTCTCTGAATACAACAAATTCGTATAATGAAACATTGACACCAGTATTTACATTAGGAGAATCAGCAACTTTAGATTTCAGTTCTCCCTTGTATTCTTTCTTCAAGAAAGACCAATTGTTAAACTTCTATGTGAGGGATGAATGCCCAGTTCTAATTGTAGCAAACGATAGAATGATACTGAAAGCCCCTCATGTTGGTGGGAATTAATGATAATAAGTAAGTGTAAAGACGGTAAAAGTATATTCTTATCTTGGAGAGAAAACAAAGAGAAGAAACATAAGATAGTAGAACATAGGCCATACTTCTATGTTTTAGAATCTGCGAAGGAAGTTCCTTCGTATAATCCTTCAAAATATATCTCAAGAGATTTTCAGTATGAAAATGGCGATTTTGTAAACTTGAATAAAAAACCATTAAAGCGAGTTTATGTAGAAAATTCGTTTGATGTTAGAAAGGCTAAAGATTGTTTTAGGCAAACTTATGAAGCAGATGTTCCTTTGCATTTTAGATATGCAGTTGATTGTATTCATGAAATGCCAGAATATAAAATGCGTAAATGGTATTGGGATATGGAATGGCAACAAGGTGGAGAATACCACGACTGTATTACTACTATTGTAGTGTATGATAATTATGATAAGCACTATAATCAGTGGGTTTGGTTTCCAAACGATAAGCCATTGAATACTGTTTTTGATACAGGAGTAAGATATATTTTTGATTCTGAAAAAGAAATGCTTGAAGACTTTATGAAAACTATGATTGTAAAAGACCCCGATATGTTAATTGCATGGTTTGGTCAAAGATTCGATTTACCCCATTTAATTAAAAGAGTATGTGCTTTAGGATTAGACCCACAAGTAATGTCTCCAATCGCATCCGTTAAGGGTGTTAAGAAGGCGAAGGAGGGTTTCTCTTTTGCCTACGCTGAGAAGGGTTTCTCTCCAATAGAGCAGCCCATAGGAGGCCGTATAACGCTCTCTCTTGACCTAGCATTTGAAAGACAGTGGAATGATTCTCAAAGAGGAACATTACCTTCTTTATCATTAGAATATGTATCACAACTATTATTTCAAGAAGGTAAAGTTAAACAAAGTAAATTTACAGATAAAAACGAATTCTTTCGTAGAGCATGGTTAGAAGATACAGAAATATATCTTGAATATGCTTTAGTGGATGTAGAGTTATTAGTCAAAATAGATGAAACTAACTATTGTAGTGAAGCAGTTATATCTTTACAACGATTATTGAAAGCCCCATTTGATGCATGTTTTTATGCTTCTCATATGGGTTCAATTTATTTTATGAGAAATGCATGGTGGAAAGCCCCTACAGGAAATAAAAATGTAGAAAGAAAGGACTATGATGGTGCTATGATTTATGACCCATTAAGCGAAAATACAAACGGATTACATCTTAATGTAGCAGCCTTTGATTTTGCAGGACTATATCCTAGTATGATGATTGCTAGAAATATTAGTTGGGAAACCAAATCAAAAGAACCTACTGAATTTGCAGTAAACATTTCTACTCCTAGAGACTTTAGTGAAGTGAAGAATAAACATATGTTGTATTACAAAACAGATGAACTAGGGCTTTTGCCTAGAGCAGTATTGGAATTGAAAGAACTAAGAAATGAATATAAGCGTTTGATGAAAGAAGCCAGAGAAAATAATAGTGGCGATTTTCAAAAGTGGTATAATAATCAAATGGCAGTAAAGAGACTAATGGCTTCATTTTATGGTATTGTTGCCTTTCAAGGATTTGGTTGGGCTGATGTTGATTTAGCCGCTAGTATTACGGCTAGTGCGAGAGAAGCAATTAGATTAGCAGCATTCAAGGCTAAAGAGTTGGAGGTGTAATGAATGATTATAAGAAAAAATTTAGATAAAAAACAAATCAAGGACATATACGGTAAAAGAAAACCTTCGGCTAATAAGAAACCAAGAAACAATGATGATTATGGTTTTTGTAAGCCTCAAAAGACCGCTATTGCGAGACATTGGGAACTACCTAATGATAGGTCTTGTTGGGCATGTGGAGCGACAGATTGTGAAGAAATTCATGGCGCACACATAAGAAGAAGAGAATATGGTGGTTTAAACATACCAAGTAATTTTCATCTTCTATGTATTGCTTGTCACGGTGAAAGTGAATTCTTACTTGGTAAGTCCTACAAACAGTGGTTTTTACTTAAAAGAAAATATTTCAAAAAAGGTAGTTTAGATTTAGAATATTTTTTATTGATGGCACACCATATCTACTATTCAGCCCAAGACCCTGAATCTACACCAACTTCTGTTTTAGGGCCGATTAAATTTTATCGTGATTTACATAGAATACAAGAGATTGTGAAACATGGTGTGCAAAAAGATGCAAATGTCTATTATCCAGATTTAGAGGATATGGAAAGTGATTGGGAGTTTGATGTTTATGATTGAATATAGTTTAGGATTAATCATAGGTTACAGT